TGTACTACCTCTATAAAGTCTGTAATAAAACCAACCCCCTGTTTGTCCTGGATTTGATTCTCCACAAGCTGTAAGCATTACAGGTTTTCCAGTCGTTGTGATTGATACACTAGCTAGTGATGTTGCTGTTGCACTATTTACTGTAACTTGAGCAGGTGTATTAACAGCTTCTACCTGTGATTGTGCTGTCGATGACAGTTTTCCAACAGAATTAAGATTACCACTTGCATCTAATGATGCTTTTGTTGTGCCATTCGACTGTAAATCTATAGCACCACTTGTATCTGATACAAACTTTAATCCGTCTGATGTATCTGCATTAATTTTAATTGTCATAATATTACGAGCCTCTCTCCCGATGGTATACTTACTGTAACTCCGCTGTTAATGGTAAGTGGTCCAACACACATAGCAGATTTGCCAGTAGATAAAGTATAGTTGGTTGTAACTACTCTTTCGTTTTCAACGAATACTTCATCTCCACCAGATCCTGTTGCCCCAGCAGCCGCAGCTGCCGCCCATTTTAATCCTGTTGCTGTACTGCTATCAGCTGTTAATACATGTGTATTGGTACCAACTGAAAGTGTTGATGGGTTTCCAGATCCATCACCTGCTAATAAATGTCCTTTAGTAGACATATCAACAGCTGTAACTGCTCCTGTGCCATTACCAATCAAAGCTCCATTTGCTGTTAAGCTTGTAGCTCCAGTACCACCGTTAGCTACTGGTAAAGTACCAGTGACCTCAGATCCTAGGGCCGTAGTATTATCTATACTTACCCACGCAGAACCATTATAATATTTTAAAACATTTGATGATGTATTAAAAGCTAAATCACCAGCATCTAGTGAGCTAGATGGGTCACTAGAATCTACTCTATATCTATCTGCAAAACTATTGACCCCTGATATATTAGTAGCTACTGTATTAACATTAGCTACTGCGCCTGCAACTGTAGCTATATTTCCAACAACCCCTGAAGCACCAAGTGTTGCCATGTTAGTTACGTTTGCTGAGGTACCTAGTATGTTTAAATCTGTTACAATGTCACTTGTTGCTAAAGTATTAAGATCTGAAACTATGTCAGATGTTGCTAAAGTATTGATATCTGAAACTATGTCAGATGTTGCTAATGTATTTAAGTCACTTACTATATCTGAGGTTGCTAATGTATTAATGTCAGATACAATGTCAGATGTTGCTAATGTATTCATATCAGCAATCACATCAGTTGTTGCTAGTAAAGCCATATCAGCAATCACATCAGTTGTTGCAAGCAGTGCCATATCAGCAATAACATCAGTCGTTGCTAGTAAGGCCATATCAGCTACAGCATCTGAGGTTCCTAATCTTCCGATCTCAGTTGCTTTAGCCGCTACAGCTCCGATGTCAGTAGCATCGGCAGCTACAGCGTTTATGTTAGTCGCATTACCTGCGACCGAAGTGACGTTAGAGGAAATTCCTGCGACAGTTGTAATGTCTGATGTAATACCTGCTAAGGTATCTAGGTTTGCAGTTGTTGGCCCCATTTCCAAGCCATCAGCTGCTGAGTTAACTTTTACTACTTTATCAGCTACAAGTTCTGACATACTAATGTTAGATGTAGCCGATGATTCTTGAACCTTGACTGATCGATCAGCAACTTCAGAGATCTGAGTTGCTAACGTTGTTAATTTGTCTAGTGCAGCTTCATGTGTTTCAGCAGGAAAAGGATCTCCTGCTACGTAATCTGTTGTTTGTGTAATTGGTACGTTACGTATAATAACGACTCTTATTGTATCTGGTGGTGCGTTGTTTAAAGTGACAGTAGCAAATTTAGTACCGGAATTTATAGACACTGAGTAATCATAAGTACCGCTACCACCTTTTGTTTGTAGGGTCTGTACACCAGTTGCTATTACAACTGTAAATACTTTAATCTCTGTGTCAGCAGCCACTGGAGCGTTAAAGGCAAAGGCAGTCGTACTGCTATTCCCTGTATATACTACGCGACCTAACGAACTTCCTATTGTCATTCTTGTAACATCCTAGGGGCAAAGTATTGCTGCCCTCTGTCCCTCATTATACGCTGTTCTTCTCTACGAAGATACCCTGGATTTGACAATTCTATGACGAAATTGTACAGTAAATAGTCCTGAATAGCCTTACCGTAGAACAAATTTTGATAAGGCATGTTATTTTTGATCAGCTTTGTTATCTCTCTAGGTCCCTTACTAGGGTCATTAACTGTATTTTGTAGTCCTTGTAGCACATCACTTAACGTCACAAGCCCAGGTCCCGCTATCTGTTCAATAGGACCACGACCACCAACACGACTACCAACTAGCAAATCTCCGTACAACCCTAAAGCACCACCTTGTAGTATTGAATCTAGTACAAATTTGCCATCAAATATGGTATCCTTATCAAGCATTTTTCTTGGTTCACGACCTTTAAGTACTTCTTTTGTTTGTATTGCCAAAGCACCTAATATTGCAGAACCTGCAACTAGTGTAAACATACCTGAAAAGTTTGATTTACCAGCGTACGATTGAGAATAAACTTTATTAAGTAAAGCTTTTCTAACAACAGTTATTGGAAATGTTTTAAATAACATTGCTTGTCGAACAAGCTCACCTAAACCAGTTCCTGCTTTTGTGCCTTGTTTTACAACAGCTTGTTCCCAAGCACCAGGAATCATAATACCTGTTCTTGATGTATCATTTACCATTGTTGTAAATCTTCTTCTAATTGTACTTAGGTACTCTGCTTTATTATATTTATATCGTTTAGTTTCACCTTTAATAACTGTAGTAATATCCTTAAACTCGCTATCTGATCTAGAATCTATGATGTCATCAATATCTTTTTTAACATCACCTTCGTACCTTATATCTTGTACAGTCATTAATTCTTCGGCTTCCATTTTTTGTATACCATACTTTCTAAGTATATCCCACTCTTTTTCACCAAGCCTATAATCTTCTAATGTTTTTCTAACCTCTGGCATTAAATCTTTAAATGCTTTATTTTTGTGGCTTGACATATGGTGCATAAAACTAAATGACATTCCTATGGCATGAGAATCGTTCCACCAAGACATCAAGTTAAATTTAAAGAATTGATTTTGCATTCTACTTAATAGACCAGGAAAGTTATTTTCACCTACTCCTACTTTAGCAAATAAAGAACCTTTAAACATCTGAACACCGACACCTAAAGAGTTAGCATATTTTCTTCTTATTTTTGATTGACCACCAAAGCCATCAAATAAGTTGCCAAAAGTTCTACCTAAAGCTTCAAACCCTGACATACCTGAATTTGTTAAAGCTCCTACTTGAAAGGCAATATCACCAAAGGCTGAAATTGTAGCTTGGCCTAGTTTTGACATAGTTTGTATGAGTCTTAAAGATCTAGAAGCATGAGCTAGTACATTAGCTCTAGGTCCGCTATCCATAATATTAGCAGAGCCGTCAAGTTCTGCAAACTGTAATCTTGTAGATCTATTGAAATCTTCTCCACCAGTATCTAATGTTCTTAATCTTTTTGTTTGAAATAGTATTTCTTTTTCTAATTCTGCTTTTTCTTTTTTATCAGTAGTCTTACTTTGTTTTTCACGAGCTGCTTTAATTCTTGATTTAACTACACTCTGCATTCTACTATAAATTCTTTTAAGCTGATCTCTAGGATTAGTACCTAGCTCTCTAAGCAATACATTATTATTGGCTTGGCCTGTTACTTGATTATAAACAGATTCAACTACCGATCTTTTAATATATTTATCTTTATATTCTTTTGCTGCTTTACCAGATTTAAACTTTATTTGTGCAGGTGTAGATTCTTTTGCAGCTAAGTTACGTTTACCTTTAAAAGCTTTTCTAACAATATTTTGCATTCGTCTTACAAACATATTAGTACCACTATTTCCAAAAGCATATGAGTCGCCACTGTAAATCATATTTCTACCAGTTGTAATAGTATCCCAAAGTTCATCTAGGTATTTATCTATATTAGTATCATCAATACGAGTATCTATTGCACCTTCTGCATCTATAAATACAGCATTTTCTGTATCCATATTATCTCTCATAAATTTTTTCCATTCATCTTTATCTGCTTTATATAGAGTAGCTTGATCGTGGCCTTGTAGTCCAAATATTTCTTCAAAAGCATCTTCAGCTCTTCCCTTGTAAGCTCCATTGGCTTTAGATACATTTGATCTTGCTTCCCACTGCTTAATTAAGATCTTAGCAATTTTTGCTGCAGCTTGTTCTTTTGGGCCTGTTGGTTTAAATGTAGGGTCTTTTAATACTTTAAAACCTACATCTAAAATTGTCTCTTCCATCTTTTCATCTCTAAAAATTTCTAAGACATTATTATTTTCTAAGTCATCTTGAAGCAAACCAACTGCTTGTTCTTTTTCAGTAACTTGCATAGTATCTATAGACAGCTTAGAACCTTTTTGTTTTGCTATACCACCAGTTTTACTAAATGTTCGTACTGTACCTACTAAGAAAGATTGTAATGCACCTACAGGATCTTCAGTATTAGCAAGCCTCTCTATTGCAGATTCAACTACTATTTCATCATGTAGTATTGCTTTTATTTCCTGTTTTCTAGCAATCTCTAACTCAGCTAAAACTTCTTTTGTTAGCTCAGCGTCTGTTCTAGGAAACTTTAATTTTTGAGAATTTTTAGCCATTGTAATTTCTACAATGCTATCAATTAAATCATCTATCTTGTTGTCACTTAGCTGTAAGTTTTGTTTTTGTAACTTTTCTCTAGTTATTAACTTTCTAAGTTCTTCTTTAAATGATAAAGAATTACAAGCTGTCATGATATCTCCTTACACTTCATAATTTTTCTTAAAACATTATTAACATCTTTACTACCTATTGTAAGATCGAATGTATTATTAATGATAGTAACATCTTCTAATATTGAAGCTACTTTTTTCTCTCCTACTAAATCTGTAAGAATAGCAATGTTATTTTCTGTTTCTGCATCTAAGCCTTTATCTTCTTGATTTTCACTAGATCTATATTCATCTGCATCGTTGTTAGCTTTTTGTTGCCTTGGACCTACAAGACCGTCATCACCTGTATCATTAGCTAAGTTTATAATTTTTTCTCTAAGCATCTCGCCTTTTTTAGATCGATGATCGCCTTTAACTGCATCAGGAGCTCTAAGACCGTCAGTTGCCATAAACTTATGCTCTGGGTCAAACATAGCTAAAATCTCGTCAATTTCACCGCCATCTTTTTTTAATTTATTTAACATTTCTACAAGCTGCTCTTCTGACTGCTTAATTTTTTCTCGTTTTAATTTTTCATTTTTTAATGCTATTTCTTTTTCTGTGCCAGTTAGTTCTTCAATGTTAACTGTCTTTTCTTTACCGTCTACTGTCTTTGTAAATTTACCAGGTGGATTTGATATTACAACATTTTCGTGCTCTGAAAATTTTCTAATTATTCCTGCTATAGCATTATAGTTAGGACCTGCTCCATCTAACAAAGCTGCTTTTTGTTTTTCTAGTTTATCTATTAATTTACTATGTGCTTCTACTTGTTTATCAGTAGGAAACTCTTTTTTATTAAAATTAGTTTCAGCTTTATTTATTTTTACATTAATTTGTAATATGTCATCATATGCTTTATGAGCTCGATCAAAGTCAGATCTTGAAATTTGTAAATCTACTAATTCGTCAATTGGTCCTACATCTACATCTTTACCATCTTCTATATCTTTTGCGGCTTTGTGTAGCTTAGCTTTAGCAACTTCATCAGGGTCTCCTAAACCGCCACCTCTATATGGTGCATTTCTTATTACGCCGGCTTTATCTCTAGGAGCTACAATATCAGATATTAATCTAGCATCCATACCTGTTGCATGGCCTAAGGTACCAAGAGCACCTGAAAATATACCACCAAATGCAATATTAATAACTGAGTTAACTGCCGTATAGTCTAACTGATCTTGTCGTGCTTGAGCATAAATTGGTACCTCTAAAGCTGCAGAAGCAGCAGCACCAGTATAAGCACCTAATTGAACGTTAGCACTTAGTCTACTAGAAGATTTTAAGCGTTCAATAAACCATTTAGGTTTATTAAGAGCTGCTGTAAACATAAGAGGTATGTTTAAAGGGTCTACAACTGCTGCAAACATTTCAATACCTAAGCCTCTTAAAAATTGTGTACCTTCAGCTTGCCTTAGTACCCAGTCATTTTCCATAGATCTTTTTTTACGTTTAATTAAATTAGATAAACGTATATTAGAGATCGGACCATCTATTTCTAAGTGCTGCATTAAGCCTGCATCTTTAATTTCATTACGAGCTTCTGCTTCATCTATTATATTAAATTCACTAAGGCTTGTTGTTTCATCTAAATCAAGTAAGTGACTAACCTCTTGATTACTTAATGAATTACCATTCATTGTCTTTTGTTCAAAGCTCTGAAGTATAGAATCTTTGTACATTCTTTTTAATGAATCAGTACCTGTAAAGTTCCAGCCTCTGTCCCATGCAGCATCTGAAACAGCTGTAGAGCCTATGTCTAGACGATCATAAAGTCTGCCATAACCTTCAGTATCAACATGTTTCTTTTTAACTTGTAAAAAATTCATTCTCTAAATGGTGCTCCAAGATCATAAAATGTAGGTTTACCTCTTTCTGAAAATACAGCATCTTGATAAAAGTTTCTACCTGCAACTGCTTCATATGGTATAACTAATGGTTCTCCATTTTTGTTGTAGTGAGTCTCATAGTTATATAAATCTTTAATCTGTATTGTAAAACCTTTTCGTCCGTCTTCGTGATTAACAACTCTCATGTTTTGTATAAAGGCACTTTTTAGCTTTGTCTTAGTTCGTGATTCAATTTCTTTGTCTATTACATCTTGTGAACCGCCGGCCATTTCTGATTCTACCTCAGCTCTTATTGCAGGAACATTTTTAATCATTTGAGGATAAACCATTTCAAATAAATGTCCTTTAACTTCATCAAAGTGTAAAGACTTTGTAAAGTCAATTACATCTTGCGTGTAGCCAGGAAAATTTTTAAATCTTTGATTTAAGTAAGCTGTATCAATTACTCCTACAAAAGACATTGGGTTATTTGTAAATTCTTTATCTCTTTTTATGTGACTAAGCACTTGTTGTGCTGCATCTTCAGCTGAAAAACCATTACCCATATATTTAAAGATAAGCTGCTTCATTTTTTGTGTAAAAACATCAGAGTCTTGCATTGTACCAGCTGTTAAACCTGGTAGTAAGTCTGAAGTTAGTGCTTTAGCTGCATTTGTTATATTACTTAGTTCTTCAATTGCTTTAATATCTTCACTTGTAGCCGTAGCACCATAAAATACTTTAGCAAAATCTTCAGGCATGGTTATACCAAGCCTGTCTGTAATATCTAAGCTAGAATTTTTAGTATCACTTATAGCATATAAAAATTCTTCAAAAACTTCTGGGCCCATAGTCTTTTGCAAGTTAAGTAGATATTCATATTTTTGTGTACCGACTAATGTACCATACCTTGTATTTTCTTGAGATATAAAGTTATTATCAAAACCATTTTGTAGTTTAACACCGTGCTGTTTTGCTAAAGCTCTAAGTTTATCGTGATATTCTTTATCTTCAGGGACTAAGTTTCCCATTGCTTCTTTTGCCCCAGGATATGATAAGATAAAACCTGTTCTGTCATTTTTATATTGGCTTGATTTACTTTGATATTGAGTCAAACTTAACTGCATAATTTTTGCTGCAGTATCTTTATCTCCAAAGTCTAAGTCATATTTTTTTGCAAAGTCTAGTGTAGCACTATAAGCATCTCCACCGGCTTCCATAACTTTTGTTGGTAAATCTGTTAAGTCTCGATCAAGATCCACTCTAAATTCTTCATCTGAAATTTTATTAGTTAATTTTGTTACATTGTTAGCAGCTGTCTTATTTAACTCAGCATCTTTTTTTGCATTTAATAACCTAGCACCTATATCCATAATAGTATTACCTAGACTACCGCCGCCTGAAACTCCTGACATCTGAGCGCCGCCGCCAATTCCGCCAACATTAATATTTACGCTTTGTCTAGCTGTATATGTTTTAATGGCCATAACTTAATAACCTCGACATTTTTTTACTAATTGATATAGCTTGTTTTTCGTCTTTAACAGCAAGAGCATCTCCCTGATCTAATGCATATAAAAAGTAATCTTCAATATCAGTTATTTGATTGCTGCCGTCCCACCTTATTGTAGGATATAAATAAACTGTACCATCATACATGGCACTTTCAGTTCTCTGTGATTCACCTCTAGATGTTCGTCTAGTAGGATCTGTCATATTCTTTTGAAACCAAGGTGTAGTTGCTGCCAGCTGCATAACAAGTTCATCTGTAAAATAATCTTCCATTGTAAGATTTTCAAGATTACTTTTTTCACCTGAGTGTATTCTAGCCATTTCGTCATTTATAAAATTATTTAGCTCTTTAATATTTTTTTCTGACTGTACTACATAATTACTAAATGCAGCTTTATAGTGTTTTTTCTGTTCATCAGAATTCATTTGATTATGCTTACCAGATAATATTTCTTCCATAAGCTTCATCGGCTGTGTTTTAGAAGTTCCCTTCATATATGCTGTATGGTAATCTTTTTTAACTTTATCTTCTAGTTCAAACTTATTATTTGTTGAGATATACTCTCTAGAACCTTCTAGTGCAAACATAGTTTGATTTTGCTTTAACTCGTACATTTCTGGTTTTTCTTCAATTAATTTAGAGTAATCATTAATAGTATTTGTAAGTATTTGTTTTCTGCCATTCATATTAATTGCAGATTCTGATACAATTGCTTGTGTTAAAGATTGCTCTTTATATTTACTTGTGTAAGCTGACCAAAGATCTTCTGCTGGTTTATTAGGTGGTGTAAATTGATCATCTTGTAATGTTTCATCAATAAAGTTTTTTACTTGATTTGTATAAGTATTAGGATTATCTCGATCTGAATTAGATGGATCTCTTGCATATTCAATTGGGTCAATAGAAGAATTTAACTTTTTTTCAAAGTCAGTTTCTATTTGCTCAAACTTAGCTGAGTTATTAAATACCCAATTCTTAGCCTCTTCTACCTCAAAGTTAGAAGCTTGTTCAGTATTAGTTGTATATGTTGGTACTATAGGCATCAGTTGAAATAGCCTCCTTTTTCTGCTTTATCAGCACCGCCTAAGACTGTCTGCATCATAGCAAGTTCTCCTTGTGCTTCAATTGATTGACCTTTAAATCTTGTAGTAGCTTTTTGTGAATCAACATTTGCTTGCTTGACTTCACCACCATACTTAATTGCTAGTCGATCTATTTCACCTTGTGTAGCACTATCTATAGCTACATTAGTTGGTGTACCTTCCATTGTAACACCAGCAGCTCCATAACCTGCTCGTTGGCTACCTAATACCCGTTGTACGGAATCAACGTGCCTTCCTACAGCAAACTCTGTTTGATCGTCAATCATAATCTTATTTTGATCAGCTAAAGCTAGATTATAATTCATAGCATTTTCAGCAGTCTGTAACTCAGTCTCTTGTTGACTAAGGGTTAAAACAGTGCCGGCTGCCATTATTGCCGCTGAAATACACATTAAGACATTCTCCTTTTATGTAATATTATCTTATATATCATCTGTCGGACACCACCAATGCATACATAATGGCCAATACCGTACATGGTTGTGGCTTATCATGTTGTATAACTAAGTTAAATTTACGCTCTGGTTGATGATTAATAAGTATACGTTTATCACCAGTAAATAAGGTAATACTATCCATAGGGTCACTAGCAGATCTAAATGGTATCTCTTCAATTGTACCGCCTTCTTCTCCGACTTGTAGAGTGTATGTATCTACAACTCGTATACTAGCTCGTTCTATACGTTTTACTTTACCTTGAGCTGTACCAGTTTCTGTCTGTACTTCTGGATCTAATGTTGTAGTTGAAGCTGTATAGCCTAAACCTATGTGACACTTAGTTGTAGTTCTTGTTAATGTAATAGCTCCTGATGACACTGTAACATCAGGGTGTGTTGCACCATTAGCTAGTACTTTTACTGATTGACCTTCTAAGTGAGTAAGTCCTGAAATAGTTGAAGCAGCTGAACCTGAATATGTTAAACCTGAATCTACAAAGAAAGCATCTTCTGCTGTCTTACCTTCGTTTGTATCAAATACTTCTTCTAAAAATTCTACATAATGTTTTGTAGCACCATTAATTGTACGGCTTACAATTAAGTATAGTTGATTCTCTGTTTCCGTTGAGTTAGGTATACTAGCAATAGATTTTATACTTACATTAGTGCCACCTAATACATGACGGTGAAATGCTACGACATTTTGATCTCGTTCATACGTCATACCTTTTAATGTACCATCTGCTAATAACATCCATACAATGTTGTTAGGAGATCGTGCATAAGCTAATGCTTTAATTGTAGAACCGCCTGTTATATGTTCTGCAAGTAAAGTTAAGTCATTTGTTACAAAACCATCTACTTCTAATTTATAACCTAGTTCTCTAAGACGTCTTTTGTTTGAATCTGTATATATTGTAAATTTACTAGCACCAACAGGTTTTTGTGCAGCTACACCGTCTGTTGATTCTCTATTTACTGTAACGTTTGTAGGTGTTAGTGCTAAGTTATCAGAACCTGATGACATTAAAAATGGACCATCTGATGTACCTAACTCTAATTGTTTTGCACCATACATCCAACGTATAGCATTTACCTGATCTGTCGATAATGTAAATATAAGTGCTGAATCATCAGCAACTGCAGATGTACTTACATCATTTGCTGCAAAGTTTTCAAAGTCTCCTGATTTACTACTAAATACTGTATTTGGTTGATTTGTTGTATTAGCAAAAAATAAACGGTCTTGATAAAATGTAGCACAAGCCGGCCAGCCTGTAGTACTTGACCACGCTCCTAGTGCCCAATCAGTTTGAGCTGAACCACTGCCAATTGCTACTACAACTGTAGCAGTTACAACAGTAGCACTAGTATAACCTGTAATTAAGCCATAACCATCTTTTAACCTATATACACGATCAACGTCAGTGGCTGCAAAAAGGCTACCGCTGGCTGTCAGTGTTCTACCGGTACCTACACTTTGATCGCTAATAGTTAATGTAGTACTAGTTACATTATCACTTAAGTATGGACCATCTTGTGGTTCAAACTTTGTAATAGTGAATGCTGTATGTCCAGTCCTAGTTAACTTACGTGTTTGAAATTCAGGGTGTGTTATATATAAAACATCTGCTGATTGTACAAATGATAAATCATCTAAGTATTCTTCACCATAAGGGCTTGATATTTCATAGGCAGAACCGCCTGATGTTATTTGACCTTCATTACGATAAAATCTAATGTAGTCATTTCCAAACTCTAGTACATAAGCTTGTGTTGTACTAAATACAAATGGTATTAATCTTTTGTTATTTGTGCTGTCTTTACATTCAGCTATAAATCTTGTGCCTGATCTTTTAGTTAATCCACCATGTGGAAATACAATATAGTTTTGTACAGTCTTACAGCTTTGTGTATATTTTTCTAGATCTACACGGCCAAATAGCTTTGGGCTAATTTCACCACCTGTGAAGTTTGTTTGTATCGGAGTGACCTTAGCCATTGTTACTTCCTTGGCGGTGTTTGAATATTAGGTCTATTTAATCCCTGCCTTGATTCTAGCCAGTAGTCTGCTTCTAATGTTTCATAACAATTTTCTTGTGCATCTACATACCTAGCTTCTTTTAATTTAGTTTCATATAATGCAAACATGTCTGACATTGCACCTGTGCTTTGTAATAAAGGTTGCGCTAATTCATACGCAAGCCTTGCTGCTAAAGCATCCTTTAATAAAGGGTCATACTTAGTTATATCTGTATTTAGTGCTACATATCTAATGTTTAATGTATCTTCATCGTATAAGATAAAGTTATCTTCAATCTGAAAAGTTTCTAATTCGTTTTCTATATTTATAAGTCTTAAATAATCTGCAGGTAGAGCATATTTATAAGTGTAGCCATAAGCGGGTGCTACCGCGTCTTGTGCTAATGAAACTCGCTTAATTAAGCAATTCCAAGGATGAGCTCTAAATACTGCAGCTCTTGTATCATCAAATAATACACTTGCAGTTGCTGCAGGTTTACTTGTATCTGCTAATGAAGTTATGGCCTCAACACCTAAAAGTGCTAAAGCTCTGTTTACTAAATCTATGTCTGCTGCTGCTGTTGCCATGTTATCTCCAAACCAGGGAGCCCGAAGGCTCCCCTTTTTATACTATTAATCTACAACATAGACGAGGTAACCTACAAGGTCATCGCCTGATGCAATAGCAGTATCTTGTGATGTTGCTCTAATTACAACACCGTCTTTACTATCCAATACGAAAGTTCCGCCAGTAGCTTTTATACTAGCTAGCGCTCCCTCTAATGTGAAGTATCCAACAGTATCAACAGATAAACCGTCGATTAAACCGTCAGGATCTGCAGCAACTGCAGTTCCATCAGCATTAGTGTAAGCATCAAAACCAAGATCTAATGTTGCTGAACTTGTTGTCCAGTTACAATATACTCTTGATAGAGAAGTCAGGATACGGCAACGTCCAGCAGGTAGCTTAGTTAAAGCTACAGATGAAGTTGCATCTCCAGCACCGTCTTGGTCATGTGTAAAGAATGCAATACGCAATCTTCCATGCATTTCGTCCGGTCTTGCTTGAGTAGTAATAGGATCTGCAGTAGCATTTGTATGTTCAACAGATTTTTGAGTTGTTACAGCCATTGTTTTCTCCTATTCTGCGCAAATTATTTCTACTACTTTTTCTTCTTCCATACGAACTGTACCGAATGAAGCTGAGCAGTATACTTGTGTTGAATTACGTTTATCACGTCTTGGACCGATGTCTACATTAACATCTGCACCTACTGCAAGCAATAGACCAGATTTACTGTAAGCAATACAACGTCTGTGAGACGAAGCATTTGTTTCTACAAGTTCGGTTCTAACGAACTCAAAGCCCATGAACGAATTAACGTCCCCTTGAACTAAAGCTTTAACAGAGTTAAAGTCAGCACTTGTTACTTCAGTTGATTGTAGCAAGTCATTAACCTGTTTTGCTGTCACAATAATGTAACGTGGATCACCAGGATCTGTTTCATTTTGATCAAGTATTTGTTTAGCTCTTCTTAGTTTACCAATTGTAAGACCAGAGTTAGCAGCTGAACCACTTTCCACATAGTTCACAGCGATTTGTTGTGAAGATGGATGAGTTACAGATGTTGAACCTGTTTTACCTGTGTAAACTGTGCCAAAAGCACCAGCGATTATAATTTCGTCCATTTTTCTACCAAGAGCAAAACCTGCGTTTTGGCTATATGGTGAAGTAGGGTCGATCAATAATCTTATGCGGTCAGTACGATCAATCAATTCTGCCCAGTCAAAGTCACGTAAAGAAACACGTCTTCTATCGTGTGGTACTTGAATGAGTGGAGTATCTTGATGACGACCTGTCACTTCTTGCGCATTTGTAGCACCTATTCTATCATAAAATTCGTACTCAGCATTCTGAGATTCGACTCTTACGAAAGGACGTAGGCGAGAACCTTTTTGTTGCAAGAGGTGCTCAACATTAGCTTTGTACTGTTGCACAAAAGCTGTCGTTATTTGAGTTGACATATTAATGTCCTCCTGTTATAGTTAAACTTCTCGCAGTGGCTACCCTTTCGGACCCCTACTACCCTATACCTGGGTTTAGGCTACGGACTCTATGAGCTACCCGTAATTTGGATTATATACCTTATTTATGCATAATTAAACAGCTTCTTCATTTTCTGGATAAGCATAACCGTATAAATATTCCATTTTCTTAATAGCTTCAGCATGTCCTTGAGCTTCTTTATCAGTATATTGATTCATAAAGTTAGGGTCACGCTGTAATCTAGCAATCTCTTGTTCGGCAGCTTCAGGTGTTAATTCAAATGATTTAACTTCACCTGGTTCAGCCCCGGCTTCTGACATCATCTTACCAACCTTAGCAAATAGCTTAACAAACATGGGATTATCACCTTGGCCTGTCTCATCAAACCACTTTAATAGCTCATCACCGCCAAGTTCTTTAGCAGCACGTTGTGATAGGTCTACAGACTCATCAAATGCTTTGCCTAGATCTTTTTTAAGCTGAACTTGCCATTCTGATCTTGCTTGCTCATTACCACTAACAGCTTCTTTATATTCATTACCTAAATATTGTAAGTAACCTGAATATAGTTTATTAGCTTGAGCATTTGTTAAACCAGTCTCATGCATAAGTGTCTTCATTGCTTGATCCATAGGTTCTGAGTGTTCAAAACCTTCTGGTAATTCAACCTTATCAAATTCATATGATTCAGGTCGACCTAAGCGCGTATAAAACTCGCTCATCTCTTCTGGTGATGCATCAGGCCCTGGTAATACAACTTTATCAGCTCCTACCATCTTCTGTGCATTTATATATGATTTAGCTAGTCCATTTAAGTCTTTAATGTCTGCTAAACTTGGGTCGCCTGCTATTTCTTGATCTATTCCAGATCTCCAATCAGCTGAGCTACCCGTATCTGCTACCGGTGTCTCTACCGGAGCTTCTGTTGTCTCTACGGACCCTGTTGATTCTTCAACCATTACTATTCTCCATCATTTGTTGAATGTCCTTAGGATCTTTTTCTATGAACCTAAGTATTGATAATACTAATCGACGTTGCCCCTCACGGTGCACTGTCTCATGTGAATCGCCTTGTACATAAGTTGAATCATGCATAAAAGCGCTTTTACATAAATGTTCTAGTACACGTTCTCCGTCTGGTGTGGAAAACACTGCACGATAAGCATCATGTAATTCGTTAAGTTTCGTTTGTTTCTTCGCCACCTATTAGTCCTGCCGAATTGGCATCTTTAGCAGCCCCTGCAAGTTGTTGTGCTTGTTCAGCTTGCATAGCTGCTTCTTGTTGTTCTTGTCGTTGTTGTCTCATTTGTGCTACACCTTCTTCTGGCATCAATGTTTCCATTGGAGCGTCTAGTGTACCATGAGCCCATTTGAAAGCACCATCAGCATCTAAGTTATCAAATATTTCAGGTCTGATATTAGCTAACGGCATTATCTGTTCCATAAAACGACTAAAGTTAAATACTTGTTGTGACCTCTGAGCTCTCGCTACAGGTGATACATATTCAACTTTAAGTCTTGTGCCTTGTATCTCTGGTGGTGGAGATTCAATAGCTTGTCTTCTTGCCATTATAGCAAATACACGATCAATCAATGGTCCTAAGAACTCTGTTTGTAAGCGACCTACCATCGGGCCTAGGAGTCGCATCTTTTCTTCTTGGCGTTGTAATACTTCTGTTGCGGTCATTTGTGGACCGTCTTGTCTTAACTGTAGCCAGTCAACATGAAATGTTTTAGATATATGTTCACGTCTTGATTCAATAAAGTCTAATCCTATATCAGGTCTTGCATTATTAATTAATGGCTCAATCTTATCTTGAGTACCTGATCTATAGTAATTCAGACCCCCGGGTACGGTCCTTAATGGAAGCATAAAACCATCATCAGGGACGAGTAGTGGGGGGTCAGTCAGCTTTTGAGCTGCTCTGATAACGGTTTTAGTCATTTCGTTTACCATGCGAATATCTGGTAAACAAGTCATCGCGGGGGAACGTCCATATATTTCACCTGCGGTCTTAGACCAACGAGGTACCATATACGGAAATTCATTAAATCCTGATTCATCTAATAAAATCTTTTCTTCCATTAATACATAACAGCTACTAAATGGCATTTGTGTACTCATCTTAGTTTTAGGTGAATATGTATCTCTAGGTTCTACTGCATGTATACAAGTAAACTCTTGATGAGGTTGTTTATATGCAGTCTCAATAAACTTTTCAGGTAGCTTGTCAGGGTACATTTGTACAATCTGTCTAGCTGTATGTTTATATTTTCTATATAGTACATCTACACGACCTTCAGAATCTTCAGCTATATAACACTCAGCTAAGTGAAATGTTCTAAAGTTTATAGGTCTACCTGGTCGGTCATCTACATACATAACAGCTGTACCATATGAACCTAAGTCTAAATATAATTCATGTACTGCAGTTGTAAAGTTAGATTCTGGCGTATTAAATACATTATCAAATAAAGTTTCTGTTGTACCTTGTAGCCAGTTACGTACTGCTTGACTTAAGATATCATTGACTTGTGGTATAGTTAGACTAAACCACTGTTCTGCAGATGATGTAAGAAAGCCATGTAAACCACTTGCAAGCTGTTCATTTGCTAGTGGTGCTGTAGAATCATATACTTTATCATAACGTGTACGATCACCTCTGTGACGTTCTATAGAGAAGTCACCGCGCCTTGGGTTTACAAAGTCTGTGCAGTCCTGCCATAAAGGCTCCCAGACAGCTCTCATAGACTCAAGTTGGCCCATACGCTTTATAATGTGATCGACTTTTGTATCCATTATGCTTTTCTAGATTTTGGCTTTTTCTTAGCGGTAGTTGCAGATCTTGTAAAGTCAGCTTTTGTAGGAGCTCCTTTAGCACCCTTCTTACGCATTGTCTCTCCTGAGCCTGCTTTTATTCTTTTACGTTTTGCATGTATGTTTGCATATAGTCCACGTTTAGCCATTACTTTTTGCCTCCTTTTTTCTTAGCTGGTCTTCCTCTTTTTTTCCCATATGTTCCCGGTCCTTTTGGCATATTATCTCTCCGTTCCTAATAGTTTTTTCTTAGTTATTTCCTCTTCAGATTGTAGTCCTTGAGGAGAAGTCATGATTGTAGATCGTCTACCTTGTTTAGCAGCATATTGTTTTTTAACATTCATTTGAGCAGATTCAATATCTGGTGCTGCATTGATAGTTGTAGGTGCCTTAGGAGCTGGTGGTGGAGCTGGCATCTTAGGAGCCTTAGGTAGAATACCGATTGCTTGAAGTGGTTTGGTTACTAATCTTGTTACTGATCTTACTGCACTACCCATTGTTTACCTCCTTATTGTATGTATGCCCTGTAACTGTATATCCCATTCGTTCATAAAATTTCTTAGTTCTATCAGGATTAATACCAGTTGACGTAGCTGGGTTTAGTCTTTTTGCGCCTCTTTTCGTAGCCCATGTTTCAAAGTCTCTAAATAGTTTGACCGCAGCTACTGATCCCCTTCTTGTTTGATCTACATAGTAAGTAAGATCAGAGGCATATAAGTCCTTACCAAAATAGTACTCTGTTATAAAGCCAATGAACACCCCTATTATTTGATTATTATCTTCAGCTATTTGTAAAAATTGGTCTTGAATACAATTTGCTAGTAGTACTTTAAGTTTTTCTGGGTCAAAATCAAGGTCTTTGAAGTGAGATTCTTGGTGCATACGATACCCCAACTCTATAATCTCTTGTATATCTCCAGGCTCTGCAGGCCGTGTTACTATGCTAATATTGTATAGTCTCCTTCAGCTTGACGAGGTAGATCTTTCATTCTTGCATCTTGTTTATTTCTCATACCTAATGCTAAGTATCTAAAAGCATCACAGGCATGGCTTGTCCAGTCATGTAACGGTTTATCTTTAAATGTATTATTCTTTTCATCAAAAGCTTTGCGGTATTGTCTCATAGCTTCTACAAGTAAGTTACACTTATCTTCGTCAAAGTAACATCTAGGGATAATGGTCCTAGCTGCTTCTATCCCGTCATCTATTCTTAGGTTAGGAGTTACTCTAAATCTAATTCCTAGTTCACGAGCAGATTCTAGCCTTGATCTACCTGTACTCATTTCACGTACCTTAATATCATGAGGTGCAATATGGTCTCCGTATACATATTCTTTTTCACGTAGCACTTTGGCATAGTGAGCTAGACCTTCACCTGAATTTTCATAGTAGTCTATAATTCTTATTTCGTTGTAGTGATGCTGGAAGAAGATAATACTTGTCGAGTCACCCATACCAAGGTCCCAGGACGTATGCACATCAAGGAGGGGGTCATACGGTACCTTAGTTATTCTACGGTCTGCTAAGGCTTTTGCCATAAGGTTTCCATAGTAAGACCCGACAAGCGGAGCGTCAAAAGAGCAATAAAACTCTTGTTGAATCATTTCTTCTGGCATACCAGAATCTCGTTCATCGTCAATAGCTTGTTGTGATACAGCATTAGTATCTTCAATACTTAGGGTTTGGCTAAACCATTTTTGATTACGTTGTGCCATAGTAATAAGATCGTAACCGTGGTTACGGCCCCTAGCTGTATATATGAATACGGCCCAGCCGTCGTTTTCTGCTAAGATCGGTCTTATATAGTCCCAGGCCCGTGGGTCTTGAACCGAATACTCTGAGAATATAACTCCAACTGGGTTGGCACCTATCAGTCTGTCAACGTTGTCGGTACCTACAACTTGGTAGATAGAGCCATTTTTTAATGTTAACCGCATCTCCGTATTGTTCTTGCTTTCTACAAGTTCTGATGGAAAGTGGTCAATAAACTTGCGACCGTCCCTGGTCATACCGTCCCACGCGATCTTTCGTCCTTGGTTATATGTGGGAAATAAATGCCAGTATAGTCCTGGTCTTTTTAATGCAGATACTACACACCAGTTAATACTTGCTAAATCTTTGCCAGCACGTCGGTGCCATACGGCAACTGCTCGTTTACCGCCGTCTTCTAAAAATTTCCAGAGAGGTAATTGATAGTTACGCGGTTTCCAATCATACGGAATCCTTATCTTCATCTAAGTCTTGGAAGTTGACAACTTCTATTGTCACATCTCCTGTAGTATGTTGTTCTACGGCTTTACGTTTAGGGGCTATGTATTGAGCTAGTTCCTTAAAACACTGAAACTTTAGTTCAGGGCTTGTTGTAGGATCTGCACTAATCATGGCCATACCTTCGATAGGGTCAACGCCTAGATCATCTAGCCTTTCAGATAGTTCCTTTGATCTTTTGTTAACAGCACCTTTAGGTCTGCCTGCACCTGGTCTTTTGCCGCCTTTGTCTGCCATATAGGTATTTATAACATTTATTACCTACGTTGTACATATTTATTATCGGATAATGTCAGTTGCAAAAATAGCCCCGACAGAATTACTGGCTTGGTATACAGAGAGACTGAGGATGTATATTTACGCCCCGGGGCCCTTTGTGGCAAAAAGACTAATTAACTATATAGGAGGTACATTATGAACGCAATACTAATACTAATGATCGTATTCTTTGTATTGTTTGCTATCGCAGTAGCAAGACTATTCTTAGATGACTAATAACTAATGTCGAAAGACAGGAGGTGACTTATGTGGTATCACATAATGATCGTGGTAATCTGGACCATGATTGCAATCGTTGCAATACATGGATAATTAATAATAACAGGAGACAATTATGGCAGCAGTCAAAAAGGTCGTAATCTGGTATACCTCACATGCTGAGGTAGAAGTTTACGGCATAGATGCTGATGCTACAGCTGATGAGCTTAGAGCGTTCATTAATAATGATCCAGCTCTACGTGCATCTGTGCGTCAACAACGAGATGATAATCTTGTTGAAGATAGCATGGTAGCTGAGCATATAGCAACAGTATAACTATAACTAGGTAACAGGAGGACACGCTTATGCACTAGGTATATGACATTGTAGAGCGTACAGTATGACACCGCTGCGGCGTATCGGCTACAGGCCGGCCGAGTTGGGCGTGAAATTAGGCCAGGAGGAGCGGGGACGCGGGCTGGCGGGACGAGGACCATGTGTCCCCAGAGAAGGGTTTAAAAAAAGGGCAACCCGAAGCGGCAGAAAAGTGTATATTAATCAATAACTTAGGGCCCTGCTACCCTGATCAAAAGCCATAGCCCTAGTCCGTTAAAATATGTATATAAATCAAACACTTAGGACCCTTGCCCTTAGTCAGATCACCCTACAGCATGGCGCCTGCGCCCGATAAAACTTGATATTTAATCAACATTACAAGCGGCAACAAATATGCGAGATCTATACATATCTTATGTACTCCCGGATTAAATCAGATTATAATGGTTCTAACGGTCGAGCTAATCTTGACCGCAACTAGAAAGGAGAAAGTTATGCAAATAGACTTAAACCAAAAAGCTAATAAGCCTCCAGTACGCGCTGCTAAACCAGTTGCGAAAAAAGAGGTTAAGCGTAAAGCAGTAGCTATGTTTACATTTACTGATCATGCAAAGATTGATAACTGGGACAGAGCTTTGCCACCTCAAGCGAAGTGTATCGCTACAACAATAACCAAGTATGGAATCCAATATGGCAAGCCATGCAGCAAGGATGATGTAAAGCAAGCTATGGAAAAGCTAAACGCAGCAGAAACTGCAAAGCGTACGGACGGTAAAAAATGGACTAAGCAAGATCCATATCATATATTTGCTTACTACATGAAACCGTTAGTAGACAATAAGTTGCTTGTATCCAGCAAGTAACTTCTACACGAGCTGTCGCATTATGAGTGCGGCAGCTTTTTTATTACCTGATCTTATATTCCAAAGCGGGGGGACGCAGGAGGGACGCAACACTGTATTGCCCTTCGAATAAATTCTGTGATACAATTATATTATAGTACAAATTAACAAGAAAGGAGAATACTATGTTAGAAGAAACAACAGCTTGCTACTCAACAGATGAGGATGAATTTACTCTCTGCTGTTATGCAAGTACAAAAGGTTGTGACGGGTACATCGGCTGTAGAGCTTGCTACGCACCTATCACATACTATACGTCTGACGCTGCAGAAGCTAAAGATATGGCAACACATCCAAAAGCAATAAACAAGTTAGACGAAATAATTAACGGTACAGACGAAAGATAACAACAAAAGAAGAAAAATGGCTAAACCACCTAAATATTACGATAGAAGTAACGAGAAGTACTTTGCTAATCTCGATCGTAATCTTACCAACTATGAAGACATAGAGCAGGCGTGTACCCTACGAGACTTACAAGAACAGGGTACACGGGCTGTACAAAAACTTGTTAACGACCCAGATCCTGCCTGGGACCCAGTTATTGATCAAAGAGTCGGCAAGGGTGGACGCAACAGCAGGAACTACTCAACTGAGACTAAGATTCCAGAGGATTATAGAAAGAAATGGTACGAAGATTAGCCCTCTATATAAGGAACTTTTTAAAAAAAAATATTCTTTTTATGTTAAACGGTCCAATAAATACAATAGGCCAATAAAGTGTATAAAAATCATATATATAGAGGACAGCAGATCATATTGGCCCTTTGACCCCAATACGTGCTACAATGAATTATGACAACAAACAGGAGAAAAACATGGCAAATACAGTAGAACTTGTACGTTGTGACGTTTCTTATGACAAAGAAGACGACGAACACGTAAAAATTAAGCTCATGTATCGTGAAAATGGCAACCTGATCACTACACAACCGATTTATGCCTCACCAGATCTACTTACAGAGCTAGTGCACAGAGAATTAACAACCTTAGGAATCATAGATGGACGAAAAGACGACGAAACGTGCCATTAGGTACCAACGAGACAAGAGAGCCACGCTCAACATACCAAAAAGGCTGCACAAGGCGTTAAAAATCGCTGCAGACCGTGAGTGTCGGACTATTCCAGGCCTACTAATGGCAATGCTTATCAAGTGTAAGCATGAGCAAAAGAATTTATTGACGCAAAAATCAGATCAGATGAACGACGTGTCGGTAAATCAGTGTAAATCTGTTTTCACTCGTGATTAACGATATGATATAATAGAATTACAGAGTAATAATTGACAATAAAGGAGAAAGTTATGTCACACATGGTAGAAACCATGGCTTATGCAGGCAAAACACCTTGGCACGGCTTAGGCAAGAAGGTCAAAGAGGGTCTGACCCCTGATCAAATGCTTAAAGAAGCCGGCTTAGACTGGGTTGTTAGCAAAAGGCCAGCTTACTACAAAGACAACGACAAGTATCACATGTCTCCTGACTACAATTTACTAGTCAGAGAAGGTGATAACAATGTCCTAGGTCCTTGCGGTAAGAACTACACACCTATCCAAAACAAGGAGGTCTTTAAGTTCTTTAATAAGTTCTGTAAGGCTGGCGATATGTTTATGGATACAGCAGGCTCCTTAGACAACGGTCGTCAAGTATGGGGTCTTGCTAATATACGCAAAGGCTTTACATTACCTGGCGGTGATGATGTCGAAGGACACTTGCTAATCTCACATCCCCACATCTGGGGTAAGGCGTTAACAATTATGTTTACACCGATCCGTGTGGTTTGCAACAATACACTTACTATGGCACTCAACGATGCTAAATCCAATCAACGTTTTCGTATGGCTCACGTTACTGAGTTTAATGATGACATGATCGGTAAGGCAGAGCTTGCCCTAGGCCTAGCTAATACACAGCTTGATACATTTAAACAACAAGCTGGCTTTTTAGCTAAGAAAAAATACAAGGAACCTAAGGTCGAGGAGTTTATTGCTCGTCTATATCAACCTACCGTTGTTATGGAGAAAAGTAAGCTTGATAAGTTCAACCGTACAGCTAAAAATGTACATGAGCTCATCTCTACTCAACCCGGCGCTAAGATGTCAGAAGGTACGTGGTGGTCAGCGTTAAACGCTGTTACGTATTATGTTGATCATGTTAGTGGTAACGATCGCAATGCAACTTTGAACTCGGCTTGGTTTGGCGCTAAGTCAGTACAGAAACGCAAGGCGTTAACAATGGCGTTAGAATATGCAAAGGCTGCTTAAGTACTACATATTCAAGCAACATAAGGGAGGTAACGTGAACTTGCCAACGCAGGCTCACGCCCTCCTGACTATTATTGAGGGTCACGGTACCATTGAGCAGCGACAGTTGCTTAAATGTATGGCCTTCAATAATCAGTTGAAGACAAAACAGAAGACCGAGCGTATACTTACGTATTACGGTGGGTTTTTAATTAAACATGGCTGTATTGAGGTACTACATACAGCTCACAAGAAAGGAGAAGACAATGAACGACAAACTAAAACCAACTGAGTTTGTGACTGAAAATCAATTTCATGCTTTTATGCGCGTACAAAGTGTAGGCACCGTAAATATGGCCTCACCTGATGCAGCTGTAATGGCACTTATTGACAAAGAGACGCACATGCATATACTCAGAAATTACGAGGAGTTATACGAAAGTTATGGCGAACCCAAATAGAAAGATCGACAAAACACATCTATCTATTGACAGTGCAGAGCAACGTGGTTTCTTACACAGAGACTACATTGCTCACTGTCTTAGATGGACACACGTCGTCAAATACTTAAATGATCGTAAACGTTATACTACAGCACGTATCTTAGATATAGGTTGTGGTAAAGAGATACCTATGGCAAAGCTTATGCACTCAAGCAGAATGCAGCCATCAGTATACTACGCTTGCGATGTCAATAAATTAACTATGCCAAAGCAATTTGACAAGGCTAAGTGGAAACCTAGACTTGCAGGTAATACAGATGTTTGCGATCTAAAGCCTGAAGAGTTTGAAGAGGGCCCACCTAACATTATTAGTTGCTTTGAAGTGCTAGAACATGTGGCACCTGAACACTCAAGACGTATGCTCATGAAGATCTTTGAGCTGCTTGAGACAGAAGGTCGTGCATTTATTAGTACACCTTGCTGGGACCCTGATGTAGGAGCCGCTGGCAATCACATCAACGAAATGACTTATCAAGCCTTAGGAGCTATGATTGAAGATGTAGGTTTTAAGATCGAAGGTCATTGGGGTACATTTGCAAGTATAAAAGACTATAAAGATGAGCTTGGTATTCATCAAGGAACATGGGAAGAGTTACGTAGCTACTATGATACTAACTATCTAGCTACAATCTTTGCTCCATTGTTTCCACACAGATCACGTAACTGTATCTGGCAGCTGATGAAGACACCAAACTATGACGGTAGATTATTTCCATCACTAAAAGATGTAGATACCCGCTGGTCAAGCTCAGAAGATTGGAGGCAATTACAACCATGATTAAAGATGTTGATGCTTTTCTTAACAAATTTGGCTTAAAGTATGACGGTTTACCACGTAGCTTATCAATAAAGCTGCGTGATGAACGCATGCGTCATATGCAAGAAGAACTTAAAGAGTATGCTGAAGCCAAAAATGTTGCAGAAGAGTTTGACGCTTTAATTGACTTGATATACCTAGCAATAGGTACTGCACGCATGCAGGGTCTTGACCTTGAGGTTGGTTGGGACCGCGTGCATCAGGCCAATATGCGTAAAACAAGAGAAAAGATAAGTAATGACCCAGAGCAAGACTTTAAATCTGGCATTACAAAACCAGAAGGTTGGGTAAAACCTGATCTTACAGATCTCACTAATGGAGATTAGATGATAATAATATTAGAAGGGCCAGACGGTGCTGGTAAGACGACTCTTGCGCGTGAGTTAGTCAAGCAGACAAAGGGTATTTACTTACACCTTAGTTACCGCTGGCCTCAAAAGATTTTTTTATACCACACCGCTGCTATACGTTATGCAGCACGTCAAAATAGACCGATAATTATTGATCGATGGTGGCCATCAGAAGCTATTTATGCCACTAGCTACAGAAGTCAATCACCCTGGCCATTGCAAGGCCGCATGGCTGATAGAGTTGCACGTAAACATGGTGCACTCTATATTTACTGTCTACCAGAGAATGTAGCACATCACTGTGAAAAGTTTATGCGACTAAAAGAAAATAGAGAAGAAATGTATGATGACATAGCAGAAGTCACTCACAAGTACATGTCACTGTGGTACGGCAATCAATTGCACGAACAAGGTGAAAATTATATAGATTTTGTAATACGTAACGGCGGCTTACACGAAAGAAGAGACCACTTACGTTATAATATAGAAGAACACGGGCATTATTATGACCTATTTGCAGAGCGTGCTATAGATCAAGCAAAGCTTATAAGAGAGCTACAATACCAGCCTGCATTAGAATATACTAATTTTAATATATTAGGAAATACTGATAAGCTAAAGTACCTATTTGTAGGTGAGCAAGTCAATCCTAAGTATCGTGAGCTATTTTGGCCATTTTACGAGTACAAGAATTCTAGTTTATACTTAACACAATGTATGCAAGCTGCTGAAATACCTGAAGAAGGTATTATGTGGTGTAATGCTTACAATCACGATGAGTCACTAAACAAGAATATAAAACCAATTGTTGAGCAGTATGATCCACGAGTAGTTACATTTGGGGCGCACGCTGCAGAGGCTATGGCAGAGCAAGGCATCATTACGTATGAAGAGCTAGCTCATCCGTCATATGCTAAACGATTTGGTAAAGTTAACTTAATGGAGATAATGAAACATGTCATATTACGCGAATAATGCGTGGCTGCAAGCACTCTCTGATGCTTACACATTCGGTAGTCCGTTTGCACCTAGAGGAGCTCATACACGCGAATTATTAGGACGCAAGATACAGGTTCATATGAAGTGGCCAATCATAACTATAATAGAGCGCAAGCTTTCATATAAGTTTATGGCAGCAGAAGCTTTATGGATAATGTCAGGTGATAATAAAGTAGAAACTATATCTAAGTATAATAAAAATATAGCTAAGTATTCTGATGACGGTCTTACATACTTTGGGGCGTATGGTCCTAAGTTTGTAGATCAAATTGCTTACGTAGCTAAAACACTACACCAAGACCATGACTCACGTCAAGCGGTCATAAACATTTGGCGAGAAAAGCCACATAAAACAAAAGATGTACCCTGCACTCTTAGTGTGCAATGGATGATCAGGTACGGTAAGTTAGACTGCTTTGTCAGTATGAGATCATCTGACATATGGCTAGGTCTACCTTATGACATCTTTAATTTTAGTATGATGTCACAGTACTTGATGCTGTATCTTGAAAGATTAGGTTTAACAGTAGGTATTGGCGACTTACATCTTACAGCTGCAAGCATGCACTTGTATGAGAGAGATGTTCAGGCTGCTGAAAAAGTACTAAACTATGCTTCACCAGAAGCAGCATTTGATCCTGATCGATGCATAAGAACTATAGAACCTACAATAGCAAGTTTTGTAGACTTTGAACAGTTTTTTCAATACTTAATATATGCTAGAAACCATGGTTTTGAGTTGGAGGACAGGCGTGTCGCAGATCAAAGCAACTGAGTATTTTTTAATTATGGCTAAGTTAGTCTCGCGCAGAAGTACTTGTGCGAGACGTCAAGTAGGTTGTGTACTTGTAGATAAACATAAACATGTGCTTGCAACAGGTTATAATGGTGTAGCTTCAGGTGTAACACACTGTACTGACGAACCATGTCCAGGAGCTACCTGCAAGTCAGGAGAAGGATTAGATTTATGTGAGGCAATACATGCAGAACAAAACGCAATACTGCAGTGTAAAGATGCTCAACAAATTAGAACGGCTTATATTACAACTGCACCTTGTGTAACTTGTACTAAGCTATTATTAAACACATCCTGTCAGACGATAGTATTTTTAGAGAGCTATCCTAATTCAGGTAGAAAAATATGGAATAGGAGTTGGATAAAATATGTCCCAATTGACGATGTTTTCGCCAAAGTCTTCGTGGATACCACCAGCTGACTTTCCTACATTATCTAATGCAACAATGATTGCGTTTGATGTAGAAACTTATGACCCTAACTTAATGACGTTAGGACCAGGTGGTGTTAGACGAGATGGCAAGTTAGTAGGTATCTCTATAAGATCAGATTGTGGCTTCTGTGGCTACTTTCCGTTTGGACATGAAGGTGGAGATAATTTAGAAAAAGAAAAGGTATTACGTTGGGCTAAGGACATCTTAGGTCGCGATATAGAGTACGTAGGTGCCAATATTTTGTACGATATGGAATGGCTAAGAGCATATGACATAGAAGTCAAAGGAACTCTAAGAGACATACAGGTAGCTGAGCCACTAATTAATGAAGAATCACCTCAAGGCTATAGCTTAGCAGTACTTGCTAAAAGATATTTAGGTGAAGATAAAAACGAAGATTTACTTATAGAAGCTGCCCGTGCTCACGGTGTAGACCCTAAAGGTGGTTTGTGGAAGTTGCCAGCAAGATTTGTAGGTCCATATGCAGAAGCTGATGCTGACTTACCATATAACATTTACTTACGTCAAATACAAAAATTAAAGAATCAAGACCTGTGGGATATATTTGAACTAGAGTCAAAATTAATAAGAGTTATACTTGACATGAGGTTTAGAGGTGTAGCCATTGATCTTAATAAAGCAGAAGAGCTTAATGAAAAGTATAAGACAGAAGAAGTTAATATACTAAAAAGCATACGAAAAGAAAGTGGTATGCTAGTCGAACCATGGTCAGGCGATGATTTAAAAAGAGCTTTTGATAAGGTAGGCATTTGGTATCCAACAACAGCTAAAGGTAATGCATCATTTGTATCTGACTGGCTAAACAACCATGAACAAGAATTACCACGACTAATAGGTAAGTTTCGTAAGACTTGTAAGATGAGAAGAGATTTTATAGAAGGTATTTGCATAAAGCAAAATCACAATGGCCGTATACATGCACAGTTTCATGCGCTCCGCAAAGACTCTGACGGTACTCGTACAGGTAGGTTTAGTTCGTCGACTCCTAATCTACAACAAATACCGGCACGTGACGATCATTGGGGCCCATTGGTAAGATCGTTATTTACTCCTGACGATGGTTGCCATTGGGCTTGCTTAGACTATTCACAACAAGAACCTCGTGTGCTTATGCACTATGCATACCTAAGAAAATTAAGAGGTGCTGAAGAAGCGGTTAACTTATTTAATACAGATGAGCATGCTGACTTCCACCAGATTGTATCCGATATGGCAAACATCCCCCGAAAATCTGCTAAGACTATCAATTTAGGTATGTTTTACGGTATGGGCATATTTAAGCTATCTCAACAATTAGGACTAGAGATGAGTGAAGCTAAACCACTGTTTGAACAGTATCATCAACGTGTACCGTTTGTAAGGCAACTTGCACAAGAGTGTAGCAAAGCTGCTAGTACTCGCGGACACATAAGAACGCTGCTAGGTAGACAGCGACATTTTGATCTGTGGGAGCCATCAGATTCTAGAAACAAGTGGCCAAACAAAGAGATACCACTGTCATACGATCAAGCAATAAGAGTATGGGAAGGTAGACCACTAAGACGTAGCTTTACACACAAAGCACTAAATGCACTAGTCCAAGGTTCATCTGCTGACATGATAAAGAAAGCTATGATAGAATTACATGAAGCAGGTATAGTTCCACAAATTACTGTGCACGATGAAGTAGATTTCTCATTTAATAATTCATCTGATTTGGTTATGGCACAAGAGATTATGGAAAACTGTGTTAAGTTACATGTACCATTAAGAGTAGATGTAGAGACTGGCCCTAACTGGGGAGAAATAAAATGAAGGAAAAAGATTTTTGGAGATCAATACAGCCTAAATTAAATGGGCATGTAAACCGTGTAGAAAATATAGCAGGTGTTGGTATACCTGATGTAAATATCTGTCACAATGGTATAGAAACCTGGGTTGAATTAAAAGTAGCAGTTGGTAGATACTTATTATTTGAGTGGTCACAACTTAACTGGTATAAACATAGAGGACAAGAACAAGGCAGAATAAAAATTGTAGCTAAACACAAAGAAGATATTATTATTTGTGATGCCGAAGATGTACTACGTGTAGAGCCAAGACGTAAAGTAAAGGCAGGAATCTTGATCGATGATATACGTGAACTTAAAAGATACAGTAAACCATATGATTGGCAAAAGATAAATGATAGCATTTCATTTTGGTAATACTGTATGATATAATTAATTAATAAAATAATATTTATTAGAAAGGAGAAATATACAATGACTGTATATGTAGTACAAGAAGTAAAGGGCATTAATTTATTACCAGCAACAGAGTATGGTGATATAGAAATACTCTTACCACAAGGACAAGTTGCTTTTTCTACTAAACCTACTATCAAACGCTTATATACTAACTTACGTAAGTATACTATGGACGACTATCTATTAATGATAGGTGATCCAGCAGCTATTGCATTAGCAAGTGCTGTTGCAGCTGATATAGGTCAGGGTAATCTAAGGCTACTCAAGTGGGATAAACAAGAGAGAAAGTATTTTGTAATAAATGCTAATCTCAATGGAGGTAACTGATGTCAATAGGTGACGATCAACTAAAGACTGTAAGTAAGTTAGCTGAGTATCAACTAATACTTGAGAACAAAATCAAGCAAACTGAAGACGACTTAGCGACACTTAAAGAACAGTTTAAACAAGTATCACAGACAGATCTGCCAGAAGCTTTAGCTGAGACAGGTTTATCTGAAATAAAATTGACTGACGGTAGTAAAATATCTGTTCAACAATTTTATAATGCAAGTATTCCTAAGGATAACTTAGATCAAGCATTTACGTGGCTACGTGATAATGGCCACGCAGATCTTATAAAGAATACCGTTGCATGTAGTTTTGGACGTGGTGAAGATGGCAATGCTAAGGTTCTAAAAGAAGAGCTGACAAAGATTGGTATCTCATTCACTTCAAAAGTAGGTGTACACCCACAGACACTAAAAGCGTTTGTGCGTGAACAAGTCGAGTCTGGCCAGAACCTGCCCCTGGACTTACTCGGAGTATATATCGGGCAGAAAACTGTAATAAAAGGAGGTTAATATCATGGCTCGTGATATGACAAATAAGAAAGAGCAACTACCCTCTGAGATTAATTTTGCTGAGGATGCTAATGTAGGATTTGAAGATCTTACACAGCAAGACGTTGCTATACCATTTTTTGTATTGTTACAAAAGATGAGCCCACAACTAGATAGCGTTGAGGGCGCAAAGGCCGGCCAGGTCTTCAATACTGTGACTGAAGAAGTTTGTGACGAACTGAAGGTAATACCATGTGCATATAAGCGTGAGTTTGTAGAGTGGACTCCACGTGATGCAGGCGGTGGTTTGGTGGCACAACATAGTATTGATAGTGAGGCTGTGCAAAAAGCAACACGCTCTGCCGACGGAAGACTAATCTCTGCTGCAGGCAACTGGCTCGTTGAGACTGCATATCATTTTGTGTTAGCAGTAACAAAGAATGGTCTGGAGCGTGGTTTACTTACCATGACGAGTACTCAACTTAAGAAAAATAGGCGTTGGAATTCTCTAATGTCTGGTATTAAGTTGAAAGACTCCAAAGGTAATTCATACACACCAGCGAGGTATAGCCATGTTTATAAGCTTACATCATCTCAAGAAAAGAATGATAAAGGCTCATGGTATGGCTGGAACATTGAGTTAGAATCTCAAGTTCTAAAACAGGATGTGTATAGTAATGCAAAAGAATTTGCAGGCTCTATACAATCAGGTGACGTTAAAACAACTGCTCCTGTTCAGGAAGAAGAAACAAAACACTTCTAACCACTTAGAAGGGGGCGAGAGGTTTATTCATTCCCTCTCGCCTTTAAGGAAGGACTATGAATAAAGAATTTAACGAATTATTTGCAGGGCTTACCCGTGCTCATGGCCAATATACATTATCAGGCACACTAAGATCTGATGGCAAAAAGCAAGGTAAGGCAACAACTGTAAGAGAGGATGTAACACTAGACAAATGGGACTTACATCTTAAAGGTAAAAAAGGTTTAGGAATTATACCAATCAATGATGACAGCTGTTGTAAATTTGGAGCTATTGATGTTGATACGTATAAGGATTTAGATTATAACAAGGTGCTAGAACAAGTTAGCAAACTATCCCTTCCGTTGTATCCTTGTAAATCTAAGTCTGGTGGCGTTCACTTATATATATTCACTTCAGAGTGGGCGCCTGCCAAATTACTACAAGACAAATTAAAAGAGTTTGCATCAGCATTAGGTTTTGGTGGCTCTGAAATATTTCCAAAGCAAACAGAAATACTAGCAGATCGTGGTGACATAGGCCAGTGGATAAACATGCCATACTTTGGTGATGAACGCTGGTATGCAGATAAGACTGCACAACAATTTATAAAGCATGTCAAACCTATATCTTTGTCTGACCTAGAGAAAATTAAAATAAAAGTAAAAACAGAATTTGATGATGGTCCTCCTTGTATACAGCATTTAGCTACACAAGGTTTTCCACAAGGTACTAGAAACAACGGTCTATTTAATATAGCAGTATACTGTCGTAAGAAGAATCCTGATACATGGCAAGCAGATGTAGATACATATAATATAAAATACATGGATCCACCTCTTGCAAGTACTGAAGTACAAGCTGTAATGAAGTCAGCTAATAGAAAAGATTATCATTACACTTGTAGTAAAGCACCTATAGCTCCGTTCTGCAATGCAGCTGTATGTAAGCTAAGAGCTCATGGCATTGACGGCGGTAATGATATGCCAACAATACATAGCTTAACTAAATTTGATAGTAATCCACCGATCTGGTTTCTAGATATAGAGGGCGGTGGTCGACTAGAACTAGAGACTGATGACTTACAAAACCAAAGACGGTTTCAAAAAAAGTGTATGGAAAAATTAAACATGTTACCTAGTAAAATGTCAGAGCAAGCATGGGGTAAACTAATTAATCATCTCATGGATAACCTAACTATAGTACCAGCACCTGTTGATGCTAGTGCAATAGGACAACTCATGGAGCACATAGATAGATTTGTAAATGGTAGAGCACAAGCAAGAAGTAAAGATGAATTATTGCTAGGTAAACCATGGTGCGAAAACAATAAGCATTACTTTAGAATGTCAGATCTCATGGCTTACTTTGATCGTATGCATTTTAGAGATTATCGCGTACACCAAGTAACTGCAATATTAAAAAACAATGGTGCCGAACATCACTTCTTTAATTTAAAAGGTAAAGGCACAAACTGCTGGTCAATACAAAAGATTGATACACATGATGGAAAATTTGAATCACCAAAGGAGCTAGATAAGACAGATGAAATCCCGTTCTGATTGGAATATAATATTTGGACCACCTGGTACTGGTAAGACAACAGCTTGTATGAATCACATAGCTAATTTAATAGAAGATAATGTAGACCCTATTCGTATAGGTTATATAGCCTTCACAAAGAAAGCAGCTAATGAAGCTAGGATGAGAGCTGCGCGTGACTTTAATTTTGATAAAGATGATATGCCTTATTTTCGTACTATACATAGTCTATGTTTTATGCAACTAGGTATTATACCGTCTAACATGATGCAGCCTAATCATTACAGAGACTTAGGTGAAATGCTAGGTATAGAAGTAGGTGGCAATAAACTTAATGATGAGATATATAGTTTGTCAGCACCTATTGGTGATCGACTATTGTTCTTAGATAACCTAGCAAGAATTAGTGAATCGAGTATCGATGATATATATGATACAGTTGTAGATGATGATATTAGTATTGATGAGTTTAGACTAGTATCAACTAGTTTAAAAAAATATAAAGATAAGTTTAAGCTATTAGACTTTACAGATCTATTAGAAATGTTTATTGACCACGGCCTATGTCCTAAGCTACATACTCTTATTGTTGACGAAGCACAAGATTTATCTAAATTACAATGGCGTGTAGTTCATCTCTTAGCTGACAATGCAGAACATGTCTATGCAGCTGGTGATGATGACCAAGCAATATATCGCTGGGCTGGTGCTTCTGTAGAAGATTTTATAGAGCTACAAGGTGAAAAGAAAGTATTAAATCAATCTTATCGTGTACCGCAAGAAGCTCACAAGCTAGCTAAAGAAGTAATATCTAATATTAAAAACCGAGTTGTCAAGATGTTTAATCCATCAGAAATAAAAGGTGAGATACACTATCACTTTGCTGTAGATGACATAGACATGAGCCAAGGCACTTGGTTATTACTAGCACGAAACACTTTTTTACTAAAAGAGTATGAGCGTGTTGTAGAGATGAATGGATTTAAAGGACAAGATCGAATTACTATCAGTACCATACACGGTGTCAAAGGTGGTGAAGCAGAGCATGTAGCTATTATGACTGACATGGCGTATCGATCTTATAAATATATGGAGAGATACCCTGACGATGAGCATCGAGTCTTCTACGTAGCCCTAACACGTGCAAAAGTATCAATTCATATCATTCAACCTAAGTCTCGGATTTATTATGAAATATAATGACCTTAAACATATCATTATGGACGGCAAATAACATGTCACATATTAACATATATCCATTTAAAACCCGTCCATATAATCATCAGAGGGAGGCATGGGAGCGTTCTAAGGATAAGACTGAATATGCATTGTTCATGGAGATGGGAACAGGCAAATCTAAGGTTATAATTGATACCTTCTCATATCTTTATGACGCAGGTGAAATTGACAACGTACTTATTGTAGCTCCTAAAGGTAACTATCTTAACTGGGTTAACAATGAAATACCCACACACCTACCTGATCATATACAAACGCAGCTTGCTTACTGGTCTGCTAGTCCTAAGAAGAAAGAGCGTATAGCTTTAGATGCTGTCATGACACCAACGCCTGATTTAAGAATATTAGTAGCTAATGTTGAAGCATTTAGTAGTGCAAAAGGTACTAAGTTTATTACAAGCTTTGTCAACTGTTCTCGATCATTTGTATGTGTTGATGAGTCAACAACAATTAAAAACCCAGGTGCTATACGTAGTAAAAATATACTTAAGTTAAGTAACAAATGTAAATATCGTAGGATACTAACAGGTGAGCCTGTTACTCGTAGTCCATTAGATGTATATACACAGTGTCAGTTTCTTAACCCTGCTTTGTTAGGATTTAGTAGTTACTATAGTTTTAGAAATAGATACGCTATCATGATTAATATGAATAAAGGTAGTAGATCATTTAAGCATGTCGTAGGTTATCAAAGACTTAATGAGTTAGCTGATACTGTAAAAGCATTTAGTTACAGATGTAAAAAAGAAGATTGCTTAGACTTACCTGATAAGATCTATGAGCAACGATTTATTGAACAAACACCTGAACAAAAGAAACTATATAAAGAAATATCTGAGCAAGCATTTACAGAGTTAGATGGTGAGTCTCTTACCATTACTAACATACTTACATCTATGTTAAGGCTGCATCAGATAACCTGTGGTCATTTTAAATCTGACGACGGTAAAGTATTAGACGTTAAAAGTCATAGGCTTGAGGAGCTTATGAATGTATTATCAGAGGCTCCTGACAAAGTTATCATATGGGCTACATACGTAGCTGATATTAATGCAATATCTGAAGCTGTACATCAAGCATACGGTGAAGATAGTTATGTACAATATTACGGTGCAGTCAACAATGACCAAAGGCAAGAGGCTGTAGATCGATTTCAAAATGACAAGGCATGTAGATTTTTCATAGGCAATCCTCAGACTGGCGGCTTTGGTCTTACACTAACAGCTGCCAGTTCAGTAGTATACTATTCTAATAGTTATAACTTAGAGCATAGAATACAATCAGAAGATCGTGCACATCGTATAGGTCAATCAAAGCCTGTTGTATATGTAGATTTAATCTGTCTTAATACAGTAGATGAAATGATTGTAAAAGCACTACGTGATAAGAAACAAGTTGCTACCCAAGTAATGGGAGAGCAATGGAAAGAATGGCTAAAAGTAAAATAAGCTCTACCCAACTTATCTTTGGCGATTGCCAATAAGTTCTAAAGTGATTAGGATAACCTACTACTAGTAAAGCTAGTATAAAAGATATTGCTAGGACATAATCCATTTTTTAATCTTCCTGTTAAATGATCTTGGCAATGGTAGTTGCTTGTATTCTTTAATCCAAGATTTATCTAGCACAAGGCTACCATCAATATCTACTTGTGTTTCATCGCCAGATAGGTGTGATACTATAGTAATAGTCTTTTCATCTTCAGCTACAATGATACCCATTGATATACAATCACCTAGTTTAGATCGTAAATCCTGTAGATTAGTCCAGCCGCTGGTAGGAGAGATTGCATCTTCCCAGTTAATTATCACCAATCTCGGTAAATTCTTCTTTGCCATAATATCGTGTCTTTGAATGCTTTGCCATATAGTCTTTACGACGTTTTACTATCCTACATGTATTCTTAGTCAAGTCTACATATAACAATTGTACACCTAATTCACGCGCTTTTTTACTAATGATTCGAGATCTGATAGCATTAGATCCATCTTTATTATATCTATTGGCCTGCCACGATACAGTCTTTACATCAATAAACAGTACTTCACCTGTCTTCTGATGAACAGCAATCATATCTATAGGGCCCTGGGGAGCACGATTCTTAAACACCCAATAACCCTTACTGACCAACCAAGCTTCGGCTACTGCCTCTGCAAGGTGGCCCTTGTCAGAGTGCTTCATTGTGCTAGCGGATTACTGCTCTTCTTTTGTAGTTGCTCGATATCTTTTTTGATAGCGATTATATCTTTTTCAATAGGTTTAGTATCTACTACCCTTGATTCAAGTACCTCGACTCTTTCTATCAACTGACCTTGAAATACAAATAGTGATGCTATTGTAATGACTAGTCCTATCCCTGTTGCTATTGTCTTGATGTCCATAATCTATCCTCGTAAGTTTGGTTAGAGTAAATTTGTCTTATATCTACATAGCTACTAGCTATATATGAATCTATATTAATATCTTTTATCTCTGGTTGTACAAATATTTCTGCATTTACTTCAGCATAAGAAGATATCTTACTGCGGTTCTGCATAACTTTAGCTACTATCATCTGTGTAGCTTTAAGCTGACCGTCTATTGTTTTAATCTTATCAGCTACCTTAATAGCAATGTCTTCTACTGTTATCGTAACATCGTCTGTAGAGCCGCTGTCTGCGACTGTAGTTTCTTCAACTGTTTCTGTTGGTTCAATAACCTCTTCTGTTTCAGTACTTGCCTCCTCCATTGGAGCTTCGACTTCTTCATATATTTCCTCCGCTATTAATACTTCTTCTTCTACCTGTACTTCAGGCTCAACTAAAATAATTTCTTCTTCTATAACTTCAGGTGCTAGCACAATAGTTTCTTCTATAAATTCTTCTTCTACAGTCATCTCTATTATTTCAGGTATAGATTCTACATAAACTTCTTCTATGATTGGTTCAACAAAAACTTCTTCAAAGATTAATTCTTCTTGCATAAAGACTTCTTCTATCTCTTCAAAGATTGCTGCAATCTCTTGTGTTTGCTCTACAGTTAAAACTGTAGGATCGTAGGTCATGGTCACTGATATGTTATCTACGTTAGGACCACCAAGATTAGCAGGAGCATCAGCATCAGACCCGCTAATAAAAAGATTTCCAATGTTAGCACCAGTGCCTGTATACGATATACTATCTGTGAAAGTTTTGCCATTAATCCCTGTAACATTTGTTCTCTCCTGTATTGTTGTAGCTAATACGTTTTGATTTTCATCTTTAATCTGTAGTCTAATACTAAATGTATCTGCACCGCCTCTGTTAGGTGCCCAACTACCAACACCACCTTCACCATTTTGTACTTCAACACTAGAATCAAGTGTTATGCCGTTGTTTAGCATAGGCTGCGTAATTGTATCACTGAGTAAATTAAAATCTTGATCTATACTTCCTAGATCACCAAACTCTAAGTCATGACCACCAGGACAACAGTCGCCTATTCTTTGTGCATCACCTGACAATGTCCACCCTGTCGTGCCATTGTCAAATGTACCGTTAGTAATTAAATTTTCTGTTGTGTCTGAGCTTGCCAGTAGAGGTAGCATCAACAACAGGCTTAAAACCTTTTTCATTCCATTTCTTCCTTGCTTCTTCACCGATTAATCCGTCTATAGGGCACGGGGTCCCTGCATCCATCATCGCTTGCCATACACTTTTATCTTGGCACATTATAGATATTGCAGCTACCTTCATACCTAAACCATTTAATAATTTAGACTTCTTTCTACGTTCACATTCTTCGTCATGGTAGTATGTACCCATGCTAGTAGAAAAACCAATTACTGTCATACCTATTGATAGCGGTATCACACAGCTGTCTTGTCCGTATACAGACATAGCCGGAGCTGTTGCAGTATTTACTGCAGTTTCTTGATTAGTTGAGTTATTAGTTGTATTAGAAGTTGTACTGTTAGAGCTACTACCTGATTGATAGGTAGTACTAGATTCGTAGCCACCGGTTATTGCAGTGTTAGATCCTGCATTGTTTGATTGAGTGTTAGTTGTTGCACCAGAGGAAGTTACATCTGCTGACGCTACATTGCAAAGTAATATTAGTGGTAATAATCGTTTCATTTTCTAACAAGTGAACCGCCAAAGTATAATCCTATAATGCTAGATACCACGTGTGTATCTAATGGTGTGATTACTAATGCACCTGTCATTGGTTTCCATTGTGTGATGTCTGTGCTTGACGCAAATATCCACCAGCCTTGCATAACTTCTTCTGTATAACCAACATAAATTGTTAGATCAGGATCTATAAATGGTGCAAGTTTAGGTATAACAAGTATAGATACTACTGCTATTAAAGCAATCCATCGTCTAGTATTCTTAGTGAATGTATCAGTAACTTCTCTTGCTTTGTCTACTTGTGCTGCTGCAAACTCAGCACGCTGCATAAACATTTTTTGTTTTTCTGCTTCTGCTTGAGACTTCTGAGCCATGATAGATAATACTCCGCCTAAAACGGTACTAGCTAACATGCTTAATAATTCCATAGGTATCATGAGTTGTAGAAATAGCCTCCGACTATTGCAGCTATACCACCTAGCCAAGCTATTAAAGATATAGCACCCTTGCCTTTGTTAATAGCTTCTTCAAGTTTAGTAATCCTGTCTTCCAGAGATTCTAGCTTATCTAGTATTTGTGAATTAGTTACTGTTCTCATTTAGTATGTTTTCTCAGTTAATGCTTTTATTTCTGCATCAGTTAAACCAAGTGCTTTTAATTTATTTGTGCCACTTGTTTTGTCAGTTATTTTTTGTGCATCTGCATCTTTTAATTCTTGTATTTTTGCATTAACATCTGCCTCAGATGGCATTGTTGCTGTATCATCTATTAAAATAATATTTTCATAAGCCATTCTTTTATCGCCTGTAAAATCTTTTTTCCAGCCATACCATTGAGCTTTGCCTACATTAAACTTTGCTAAGGCTAATTGTAAATAATCTTTTGTCATTATGTTTCACCAACTTTAATAAAACTTACACAAGTTTCGTTTGAATCTGTATTACCTGCTATGCTTCCACCTGATGCTAATGAGATAACACCAAACTTTACGCAAGTATTTGTTGTATTTGTACAGTCTACTAAACATTGAGAATATACTGTAGTATTTGGATCTGAACCTAAACATTGTGCAGCAGAATCATAATTAGAGCCATTATCACCTGAAACATATGTTAACCAAAGAACGTTATCACTATCATTTGTAGGTTGAATTAATACCATAGATGATACTAAATATATCCCTGTTGCAGGAAATTTAAAAACACCTGAAGACTCAGTCATTCCTGTACCTACTTTACCAACAACAGAAATACCTCCAGCAGTATCATCTGGTCTTTCCCAATTAGAAGATATACCACCACTATCTGATGTTACAGCTGCAGTCAATCTAAATAAATCTGCTTGCGGTGTAAAAGCACCTGACACAGAAGTTATATCTGAAGTTAAAGCTACTGTACCTGTCGATGCAGGAATCGTAAGAGTATTTGTACCAGCAGCTGCTGGAACATCTAATGTTATTTGTCCTGAACTTGATCCTTTAATTACTAATGCCATTAGTCTGCTTCCTCTATTGTGTTACCTGCTTTTACCCATTCTTGTATAGCTTGGTAGTCTATGTTGTCTGTTGCATTTATACCAACAGATTTTGTTACACCATTGTCTACAAATATAATTGATACATTTGTGTTTGTAATATGGTCTTTGTAATATTTTGCTGATTCTATTGCCATTACAATTCTGCCTCAAATCTTAAAAATCCATCTGTTGTTTTTCCACACAAACCTTGTGGACCATTAGCTGTCAAACCTGATTGTGTAAAATATACATCTTGAAAATAAGGATTAGTGTTTGACTGATTCCCTACAATAGGTGTTGATGTGCAAGTCCCTATTGCACCTGCAACAGTACAACCATAATCACTAGCTGTGCCTGATGTAACCAAAGTAGGTCCTGTTCTCATGCTTGTAGGGAAATAAACCACACCCTCTGCCTGTGAGGTAGAATTAGCAAAACCCATAGCAAACCTCGTAGTAGTAGCATCTGCTTTAATTAAACTGCAATACCTCTGACATCTAGCTAGACTTGTACCTGCATCTTCAAACTGAAAGTCAGGTATGCTGTTAGCATCAAAGTTGCCTACTTCCATTTGTAACCCTGTTATAAACCACTCATTATCAGTTGATGACATTATGTTTACAGCTTGTCCTGAATATCTACTAGCTGTTGCTGTATTAGCCCAAGATGTTCCTAAAGAACCTGTTGTAAAATTACTACCTGCTGCAAGACAAAAAGACATTTCTAGCCCATTACCATTATTATTTGATATTGCAGTAGCAGTATTTGTTGGTAAGTTTAACACTTTCCTTTCCCATGTATCAGCACTAGATATTGTATATTGTTTTGTGATTGTACTAGAACCTGCATCATTTAATCTAAATTCAACAGCATAAACGCCTGTTACGTTAGAACGAACATAAAAAGATAAACTAACTTCTTCAGAAGCACTCGAGCCATATTTTAACATTTGTAAATTTTGCCCCTCTATTGCGTAAACAAATCTTACTAATTCATCTGCATCGAGTGATGATTCAACAGTAGTGCAATCTAGTTTTTGTGATGTTGAAAAGCCATCAGGTGATGTAGAAGATTGAGATACAGTAAAGGCAAAATTATCTGTATTCAAAGTTTTCAGTTCTATTCTATCACAAGTCTGAAAACCTGTTGATGTTGAAGATGTACCTCTTTGAGCTATAGCCATATCACCATTTATAATCAATGGAGTAGCAGTCTTTCTATCTAAAGCTACTGTGTTATCTGATACTGTACCATGTAATGTTAATGCCATAATTTATCCTTTAGGGTATTTGTCTTTGATTGCT